GAGATCGAGATAACCCAGTACAATTATTTAGTGATATGCCTAAAGTAAGAACATTTAAACCAAAAATAGATTATTTTAAAGAAAAACTACAATTAATTATTAAAAATTGTGATTACAACCATCTAGCCATAGACGAAAATAAAAATAAAATTTATGCTTTTACTTGTTACGAAATCAAAAATAATATTTGCACTAATTATTTTATAATAAAATCTGTGGATTACCCAATGGATAAAGATATGTTTGAAACTCATTTCAAGTTTTTAGATAAAATGAAACAAAAAGGGTTTACAAAAGTTATGGCCAATATAGACAGAATTAATGGTAACCCATTATTAAAATTCTGTGAAAGATATTATGGTTCAGATGCACAACAAATAGAAGGAGAAGGAGAAAAGGTTGTATTTGATCTAGAAAAGAACTCTAGATGGAAATATTACCTTGACAAATAAGAATATGCGTGTTAAAAAAGAAATAATGAGCAAATGGACAGAAAAACAAAAAGGAGCTTTGTGGAAGAAAAACAACGGCAAAGTTAGATATTTGTCTGGATATGTGGAAATAGAGGGTGTACAGCATAAAGTCGTCATCTTTCCAAATAAATACAAAAAAGAATCAAAACATCCCGAATTTATTATATACTCACCCTTTGAAAAATAGTGTAAAGACACTATATAAGTTATGAAAGGTTACCTAAAAGTTGTTGGCACCAACGATGGTTGCGAACGTTTAATGGACGCTTCTGGTTTGTCTGAAATTAATTACAAGTTTCACAAAAACTATGAGTTAAAATTTAAAAATGAAATTTTCTTTTTAGAAATTTTGGAGTTTATTATATGTGATACATTTATTGAATATTCGGGTTGGATAGGTGATAAAAATCACAAGTATGGCAGAATAGCTTTTCAGTTTGAACCTAAGAATGAAAGTTAGAGTATATAGAAATCTAAATTTAGTGTAATATACTTAATATGTCAGATAGAAAAATATCAGAACTTACGGAATTAACTAACGTCAGATCAACACTTGGTTTTTTACCATTTGCTGATACTAGCGCCACGGAAACAAAAAAAATTGCACTACCTAATTTACCAATAAGTGACCAAGCTTTGGATCATGATGTTCCATTCACAGTAACTGTTTCTGGTGGAACAGGTACAATAAATAATTTAGCAACAGCTAATGGTTTTGCTTACAATTCTCATTTAACTGATGTTTATCTTGGCACAAAAGTTACAGGTATTCATAGTCAAGCTTTTTATCAGAATCGAAACCTTACTAGAATTAATGTACCTAAAGGTGTGACTGGTGCTATTGGGAGTTCTGCTTTCTTTTATTGTGATAGTCTCGTAGGTCCAATCGACTTTCCAGAGGGTGTAACCTCTCTTGGGTCACAAGTTTTCATGTTATGTGACGATCTTCAAGGTGTTTCTTTACCAGATTCTCTGACCTCTTTGGGAAGTTATGCTTTTTATAATTGTCCTAATCTGGTTACTGCAAATATTCCTACTGGAATTACCACTCTTGAACCCATGACATTTGCAGGTTGTAGAAAATTAACAAACACCACAATTCCAAGTGGCGTCACATCTATTAAAAACAGAGCTTTCCAAAATTGTAAAGCTTTTACAAGCATAACAATTCCAAGTACTGTAACTGAACTTGGGGGTGCTGCTTTTAGCAGTTGTACTGGTGCAACTACCGTTAATTGCCTTGCAACTAATGCTCCAACTATATCACTTGGCTACTATGGTAGTGTTTTCGGTAACGTAGCAGCTACAGAACTTCATGTTCCAGTGGGAGCAACGAATTATGGATCTACATACCAGGGTTTAACAGTTGTTGCAGATTTATAATTGATTTTTTTAAATTTGTGGTTATCATATCAATATGAGTAAAAAAATTCATTTTGTATCTGGTCTTCCACGATCATGTTCTACATTACTTTGCAACCTACTTGCACAAAATCCAAAGGTTCACGCTACTCCAAGTAGTGCTTTGCATGAAATTGGTTATATTGCTCGTCAAGTTTTTGAAACAGAAGAAGCGAAAGCGGTAGACATGAAAAGTATCCTTGAGCCTATGTATTTAGACTACGTAAAAGCTGGTTGCGAAAACGCTTTTAACAGTATTACAGATAGGCCTGTAGTGGTTGACAAATCTCGTTCTTGGATTGGGCATTTAGATCAGCTTTTTAAAATATGGCCCAATGCAAAGATATTAGTGCCTGTTCGTGATATGCGAGGAATAGTGTCAAGTATGGAAAAAAAGCGAATAGCTCATCCAACAGTTTTTAATGGAGCAGAAAAACAAAATCCACAAAACTGGACAACTATAGAAAAACGTGCTCAAAATTGGTTGCAAACCCCACCTATTGGCATTGCGATTGAAAGATTATATGAAGCTCATCAAAGATTTGGTGATAAATTAATGTTTATTCACGCAGAAAAGCTAACAGAAAGCCCACAAAGTGTAATGAATAGTGTATGGGAATATCTTGAAGAAGATTCTTTTACTCATAACGTTTCTAATGTAGAGCAATATACTAAAGAATATGACGTAGGTTTCCCATATGGAGATCATATCATACGCCAAAAAATTGAACCTTTAAAAAAAGATTGGTGCGAAATACTTGGTCGAGAGCTTTCTGAACAAATAAATCAAAAATTTAACTGGATAAACAACTTATGAAATACGCATTAATCAACTCACAAACAAAAAGAATAATAAGAATAAATGACAATAATAATGATCCCATTAATGACAATTTGGAATTTGTGTCTGTTTCTGATGCAATAGAGTCAGAATTCAATAGTTCTAGTAGAAAAGTTTTATTTTTAATCGACGGGTCTATCAAGACAATGGAACAAAAACATTGGATAAATAATCCAGAAAGTGTGAAAAACAATATTAGAAAAATTAGAAATTCACTTTTAAGAAATTCTGATTGGACTCAATTGCCAGATTCACCTTTAAATAGTGAAACAAAAGCACTTTGGGCTACATACCGCCAAACACTTCGTGATATTACTGAGAACATTGACGAAAATGGCGAGGTAACTTATCCAGATACCCCTTAACAATTGAAAAATTCCCAAATAATCTTATTATAGTGTAAATGAAATATGTAAGATGTTTGGACTTATCACGATGTTATTATCTACATTGGGGGCGACTGGGATGGGCAGTATGCTTAAGATTCTTGGTGGCGCTTTCCAAGGCATGTCCGAAGCCAAAGCTGCGAAAGAGCGTAGAGAGCTTATTAGAGATATGCAAATCCGTGGAATGGATCAAGATTTTCAAAAGCTACTTATTGGCGAAACCGACAAAGATACTGGCATGTTTACTCGTGCTACTCGTCGCCTTATCGCTTTTATGGGGATGCTCAACTTTGCAATCATCTCGATACTCTGCACCCTCTTCCCTAACACAACCCTCGTTACCTTCACACCACCAGAAAACAAAGAAGCAACAGAAATCCTCTGGGGACTCATTACCTTCCCAAGTGGAACAGAAATCACTTCTACAATCACTACGGGACACATCTCTCTTGTCGCAATCACCACTTTGGGGGCGATCATTGGATTCTACTTCACCCCAGGTGGTCGAAAAGGATAAATAATGTGTAAATAATAGTGAGCAAAAACGCTCGCTAATTTAAAAATTTGCAAATAAGACATTATGGTAGGAGATATTCTAAACTTCATTGAACAGATTGGCGTTCCAATCACAAGTGCATTAGCAGTAGGTTACTTTTTGTTTATCATACTTAAATTCCTGTTGGCTCAAGTTACAGATAGAATATCTGGACTTTCTAAAGCTCTTTTATCTCTCGAAAACAAAGTAGATGTGATGAACAACGACATTGTTAAGATTGATACTCAATTTTCTTGTGCGTTTGGTTGCGAGCCAAACTTAAATAGAATTGTAGCAAGTGAAGGAAAAGAAGATTGTAGAGATGATTAAATACTTGACAAAATCACTTTTCGACTTAGTATTAGCCAAATAAGATATTATGAGTGGATATGAATTTCAACATTGGGCTGACATTGTCAGCAAGTTCGGATTCTCGCTAATAGCGATAATCGGTCTAGGATTCTTTGTTTGGCACATTTGGAAATGGGTCACAACCAAAGTAAATCCTGCATTAGATAGTTGTGGTGCTTCATTGGGAAAGCTAAAGAAGCAAATACAATCACTAGATAATGATATGATTAGGTTAAATATGAAACTCAAAATCCTAATTCAAGAGCGTCACATAACGGATAAGCATCT